TGGCACCTACATTTAGTGATGCCACGACTGATGATGGAGTTAAGTGGAATGACCCTGCAATAAATGTTGTTGAACTGAATGAAATGTTTGAAGAACTTTGATACTTAGCAGCACGGGGGTTGACATCAGTTAGTCTCCGTGCTATTATACACTTAAGGACAGTTATTATGCGGCGTTCGTTGTTATCGCCGGCGGGCGTGATATAAAAATAGCTAACTACCCTAACCTACAGAGGTGACAATTCGCGTTCGATATATAATACAAAAAAAAATTTTCCGCGCCAAAAAAAAATTCCCGGAGGTAAAAAACCAATGGAAAAGGTTTATCACATTTATGCAAAAGAAGAATGTATATACGTTAATTTAAGTACAGACGAATTTAATCATACATGGGAAACCCTCAAAGGAATGGTTGGTCTAATGAAGACTGATTATACTTTTGAGGATTTATCGTATGAGGAGATAGATCGCCCCCTTGGATATGGTGGTACGGATTCCTCTACAGAACCTGCAGGTGATGATTCGTATTGACATACTACATAACACATACTATAATTGAACTGAAGTAATTTCAAGAACATGGCAAAAGGATTTACTGTTAAGGCAAAAACGCCGGTAAAGAAAAAAACAGAGGATTGGGATATTGCATCCATTAAGGAACGAATGAGAGGAAAGACGATTGTATTCTGTCTTCCTGGTCGTGGATGCTCTTTTACGTTTCTGAAGAACTTTGTACAACTGTGCTTTGATATGGTACAGAATGGAATGAGTATTCAGATCAGTCAAGATTACTCTTCTATGGTTAACTTTGCACGTTGTAAGTGTCTAGGTGCAAATGTCCTTCGTGGTCCTAAGCAAGTACCTTGGGATGGTAAATTAGAATATGATTATCA